GCGGACACGCTCACGGTGCAGGGCGCGACCGGGCTGAACGACACGCTTACGGTCGCAGGTGTGACGCGCATCGATGACACGACCGCAAGCACCAGCACGACCACGGGCGCGCTGCGCGTGGCGGGTGGCGTCGGCATCGGCGGAGCGATCAACGTTGGCGGCGACTCGCGCTTCACCAGCACGGGCGCGATCACGATCCCCAGCGGCACGATTGCGCAGCGACCCGGCACGCCTGCGGCAGGAATGATCCGGCACAACAGCACAAGCAGCCGACTGGAGTACTACAACGGGACCGCGTGGCAGACGTTCCAGCCCGAAACGCTTGAGGTTGAATACCTCGTCGTGGCGGGTGGTGGCGGCGGTGGCGGCATCGGATACGCGGGTGGTGGCTGTGGTGCAGGAGGATTCCGCACCGATGGCGGGACGCTGCTTTCGCTGGCAAGTGGAACGTCGTACACGGTCACTGTGGGCGGCGGAGGTGCAGCCGCTGTCGGCAATGGTCGCGGAACCTCTGGTAACGACAGCGTCTTTGCGTCAATCACATCAACGGGCGGCGGCGGCGGCGGCGGTGTTGCCGGAACACCTCCGGCGACTGGAGGCTCTGGTGGTGGTGGCGGTCGTACTGCCACAGGTGCAGCAGGGAACACGCCAGCAACATCGCCATCGCAGGGCAACAGCGGCGGAAATGCGCAGGAAACCGGGGCATTCCCAAACTTGAGTTCAGCAGGCGGCGGCGGCGGCGGCCATACTGCGGCAGGATCAAACGGCGTTGCCGGAACAGCGGGCGGCAATGGTGGCGCAGGCACAAGCAGCAGCATCAGCGGAAGCGCAGTTGATTACGCAGGCGGTGGTGGTGGCGGTCACGGAAACGAAAGCGCGGCAACTCGCCAGCCCGGTGGAACTGGCGGTATCGGTGGCGGTGGCAATGGCGGCGGAAGCACTGCAACATCGACCGCAGGAACCGCAAACACGGGCGGCGGCGGTGGTGGCGCTTGCTACATGGCAGATGGAACCCTACTTACGCATCCGGGTCGCGCAGGCGGCTCCGGCATCGTCATCGTGCGTTACCTCGGCGCGCAGCGCGCCACGGGCGGCACGGTCACCAGCAGCGGCGGGTACACGCTCCACACCTTCACGACCTCCGGCACGTTCGCGCTCACGGCATAAGGAACAACATGGGACACTTCGCAAGAGTCAACGTCACGGGCAAGGTCGACCGCGTCATCGTCGCCGAACAGGACTTCATCGACACGCTGCCCGATAGCGGCATGTGGGTCACCACGAGTTACAACACTCGCGGCGGCGTCCACTACGACCCGCAGACGGGCGAGCCGAGCGCCGACCAGTCCAAGGCGCTGCGCTTCAACTACGCGGGCATCGGCTACACGTACGACGCGCAGCGCGATGCGTTCATACCGCCCAAGCCGCACCCCGACGCCGTGTTGGATGAGGCGACCTGCCTGTGGGTGTGGGACGGCGAAGGCGCCTGATGTGCAGCCGCGACCGCATCATCCTGCGTGCGGCGAAGGCGCTGGCGCGGTCGCCTGCGGCGCGGTGCATCGACCCCGACGCCGCGATGCCGTGGCTCCCCTTCACGGCTGACGCGCAGCGCATCAGGACGAAGGCTGCGGACGAGCCGCTGCGGGATGTGGAGGCGCGGGAACTGAACAGGTACATACGGGAACTGGAGCGCGTGGTCGGTCCCCGCGTGCGCGAGCTGGAGGAGGTCGCGCGCGGATGGAAGGGCACGCCCGAGGGACTGGTCGAGCGCATCCGCTCGATGGCGACCGGGATGCGCACCGACATGGCGTCACAGATCGCCGAGATCGCGCGCCCCTACGCGGCGGTCATGGCGGATGCGGGCGCACGCGCGGCGCTCGCCACGCTGCCCGCGATCCCCGCGGTCAACGAGCTCGTCGACTTCGGGCAGGCAAACCCGCTCGCCGTGCAGGCTGCGGCACGCAGCGCCGACCGCATGGCGCAGGTCGTGAGCCAGCACCTCGCCGAGCGCGTCGCCGGCGCGGTCGCCACGGGCGTCGAGCAGGGGCTCTCGATCCCGCAGATCGCGGACGCCATCGCCGAGCAGGGCTTCAGCGAGGACCGCGCGACGATGATCGCGCGCACCGAAAGCGCCTACGCCTACTCCGAGGGGCGCATCGAGGCGTGGAAGGAGACGGGCGTCGTACAGGGCAAGCAGTGGCTCCTCTCCCCGGACGCCTGCGAGTTCTGCGAGGCTGCGGCAGCGCAGTACAGCGAGAACGCCATCGGGCTGGACGATGACTTCTACGCGCGCGGGACCGTCCTGACGGGCACGGACGGCGGGCAGATGACGCTCTCCTATCGTTCCGTCAAAGCGCCGCCGCTGCACCCCAACTGCCGCTGCGACACGACCGCCGCCCTTGACCCGAGGCTATTCGAGGAATGAACAGCAAGACCCTCTCCGCATCCATTCGCAAGACCGCAGGCAAGGCGCGGTCATTCACGGCGACCATCACCACCGACAGCGTGGACCGCGATGGCGAGGTCGTGATCCCCGCCGGGATGAACAGCAAGGACTACGAGAAAAACCCGGTCTTGCTCTACGAGCATGACGCGCTGAAGCCCATCGGCAAGATGCTGTCGATGAAGCGCGGTGACCGCAGCATCGAGGCGGAGTTTGCGCTCGCGCCGCGACCGGAAGGACATACGGGCGATTGGCTCCCAGACACGGTGGCGGCGCTCATGGACTTCGGCGCGCTCAACACGATGAGCATCGGCTTCATGGGCACGGAGGCGCGCCCTGCCAGCAAGGCGGACACGGAGCGCTTCGGCGAGGGCGTCCGCCGGGTCTACGGCAAGTGGAAGCTCCTCGAGGTCAGCGTCGTGTCGATCCCCGCCAATCAGGACGCCATCATCACCGCCGTCCGCAAGGGGCTCGTGAGCGCCGCCGCCGTCAAGCGCTTCGGCGTCACGGTGCCCGACGAGCCTGCGCCCGTCGCGGTCGCCCGCAAGTGGAAGGTCGGCATTACGATCCCCGCCGTCGCAGCGGACGACCGTACGCGGATCGTGCGCGACGAGATCGCCCGAGCGCGCGGACGCATCTACGCCGACTGACGAACAGACTCTCTCCTTGGCGCGGGCCGTCCGTTGTGGGCGGCCTGCGCTGCTTTTGGCGCGCCTAGTGTTGTGGCATTCGGATCGGTCGGGACGGTGGGCCTCACGGCCCGGACGTATGACCTGCGCCGCACGTAACCAACTCACCCGAAACCAACCCCAACAAGGGAACCTGTACCAATGAAGAAGATCACCATCGAGGAGCTGCAGAAGAACCTGCAGAGCCTCGCAAACCAGAAGGGCTCCAAGGGCTTCGCCAAGGCGAAGGCCCTGTACATGGAGGACGTGATGGTTGTGGACGCCGAGGGCAACCCCGTCGATCCCGCAGCCATCGATATCGAGATCAGCGTGGCCGACGCTCCGGTCGAGGCGATGATGGACGAGAAGCCCGAGGACATGGCGAAGAGCATCGCCACCGAGGTCCGCTCCGTCATCCGCGACGAGATCAGCAAGGGCGCGAAGGCACCCAAGGCCGTCGTGGTTGAGGCTGCGAAGCCCGTCTACGGTCGCGCCCGCTACCTGAAGTCCGCCGAGGAGGCGTACAACTTCGGCCGCTGGGCGATGGCTTGCATGGGCTCGCAGAAGTCCGCGCAGTTCTGCGCCGACAAGGGCATTCGCATCACGAAGGGACACGTCGAGGGCATCAACACCGCCGGCGGCTTCCTCGTGCCTGACGTGCTCGAGCCTTCGCTCATCAACCTCCGCGATAGCTTCGGCGTCGCCCGCCAGCAGTGCCGCATCGTCCCGATGGGCAGCGACGTGCTCCGCATGCCGCGCCGCACCGGAACGGTCAGCGCGTACTTCGTCGGCGAGGCTGCTGCAGGCACCGAATCCGAGCAGGCCTTCGATCAGGTCGCGCTCGTGGCCAAGAAGCTCATGGTCCTCACGACCATCTCTTCGGAGCTCAACGAGGACAACATCGTCGCTCTCGGCGACAACCTCGCGCAGGAGATCGCGTACGCGATGGCGAAGAAGGAGGACGAGTGCCTCTTCGAGGGCGACGGCACGAGCACCTACGGCGGCATCGTCGGATGCAAGGCCGCATGCGCTCACGCTGGCGCGACCTCTGACGCAGGCGTCACGGCGCTCTCGTCGGTCACGCTCGGAAGCCTCCGCGCTGTGGTCGGCAAGCTCGCGCAGTGGGCCGATGGCCCCAACGCCAAGTGGTACGTGCGCCGCTCCGTGTGGAACTCCGTGTTCCTCCGTCTGGCAGAAGGCGCCAACGGCGCGATGCTCGGCGAGATCATGGACGCCTCCACGCAACAGCTCAAGTTCTACGGCTACGACGTGGTGCTCTCCGAGGCGATCGCTGCCCCCAGCGACGCGGACGGCCAGACCTACGCGTACTTCGGCGACATGAGCCTCGCGGCCTACCTCGGCGACCGCCGTGGCCTGACCGTGGAGTTCTCGAACGCGGCACTGAATGCGTTCGAGCAGGACGAGATCGCGGCGCGCGGCACCGAGCGCTTCGACCTCAACGTGGCGAACGTCGGTTCGGGCTCCGTCTCCGGCGCTCTCATCCGCGCAACCCTCTGATCCTGAAAGGACACTGAACCATGCATTTCAACCAGAACACCAAGACGATCTCGCTCGCCCCGGCTAGCGTGAACCAGTCTGGAACGGCCACCCTGATCGTGGATACCCTCGGCTTCGCCAACGCGCAGTTCGTGGTGCTCCCGCAGACGGCTTCGGCGACCACGCGCGTCGTGGCCCTCTCGATCGCGGAAGGCGACACCACCGCAGCCTTCACGAACGTGACGGGCTACGTCGGCGGCACCAACTCGGCAAACGGCTTCACGCTGCCCGCCGAGATGGCGACCTCCGCGACTGCCGTGCAGCCGCTCGTTATCAACGTCGATTGCCTCGGCAAGAAGCGTTACCTCCGCCTGTCCTACACGCCCGGCACCACGCAGGTGGTCGGGGCGATCTGCAACCTGTCGCGTCCGGCCACCGCGCCCGACTCGATCGGCGAGGCAGTGGCAGCGCAGGGAACGAGCGGCGCGCTCGGCACTGGCAACACGACCGTCGGCCTCGTGGTCAACGGCCCCTTCAGCCAGCTGTCCTGATCCTCCCGCCGGCCTTCGGGCTGGCACCGTGCGCACGACGCACACCGATGCAGGGGCGGCCTTCGGGTCGCCCCTGTGTCATTTGGCGAGTATCGTCCGCGCATGATCAGACTTGACCTCGGCTGCGGCCCGCACCGCCTTCCCGGCTACACGCCAATCGACGACTCGCTCGGGCATGACGTGCGCGCGCTGCCCTTCCGCGATGAGAGCGTGGACGAGATCCGCGCATCGCACGTACTCGAGCACATCCCGTACCGCGAGGCGCAGACCGTGCTGGAGCACTGGTTCCGCGTGCTCAAGCCGGGCGGCACCATCAAGGTCGCCGTCCCCGACTTCGAGAAGATCGTGCAGTGGTACGGCGAGAACCGCGGCGGCGAGATGCCGCTCGAGGGCTTCCTCATGGGCGGGCAGTCCAACGCGCTCGATGAGCACAAGGCGATCTACCAGCAGCAGAAGCTCGTGGGCCTGCTCGAGGCGGTCGGCTTCACCGCCTGCGAGCCGTGGCGTAGCACCGATGACGATTGCTCATCGCTGCCCGTGAGCCTCAACGTCAAGGCGCGCAAGCCTGACGCGATGGTCCCGGTCGAGCCGCCGACATACAAGGACGTGGCGCTCTGCTTCACGACGCCGCGCCTTGGCTTTACGGAGAACATGTTCTGCGCTACGACGGCGGGCGTAAAGCTGCAGATGAGCGTGCACCGCACGCAGGGCGTCTTCTGGACGCAGGGCATCGACCGCGTGCTTACGGACGCGATCGCGCGCCCGGAGGTCAAGTGGATCGTGACGGTGGACTACGACACCACGTTCGAGTGGCAGGACATCGTGCGCCTGCGGACGATAGCGGAGGCAAACGGCTGCGAGATCCTCGTCCCGCTGCAGGCGGGGCGCGAGCGGTCGTGCCCGCTGTTCACGATGAAGGACGAGAACGGCGGAATCCGCAAGGCGATCCCCGCCGACGAGATGGAGCGCGACTGCGTGGAGATCAGCACCGGGCACTTCGGGCTCACGCTCATCAGCGCCGACGCGCTGCGCAAGCTGGCGAAGCCGTGGTTCAAGGGCGAGCCCGCCCCGGATGGCGGATGGGGCGAGGGCCGCATGGACGATGACATCTTCTTCTGGAAGCGCTGGCACGAGTCCGGGCGCAAGGCGTGGCTCTGCCCGAAGGTCCGCGTTGGGCACATGGAGCTCGTGATCTCGTGGCCGGGCGCCGACCTGCTTACGCGCTACCAGAAGGTGAACGAGTACCACGCGCAGGGCAAGCCGTGGTACGCGCGCTCCTAGAGTGTGGGCATGGCTGTCGGCCCCTACGCGCTCACGTCGCTCGCAAACCTCAAGGCATGGCTCGGCATCAGCGCCAGCACGGATGACGCCGTGCTCGAGAGCGCGATCGATCGCGCGACGGCTCGCATCGAGTCGTACGTCGGTCGGCAGATCCTCTCGCGCACCTACACCGAATGGCGCAGCGGCGCGGGCGTTGACGAGATCCGCCTGCACCAATGGCCCGTGTCGCAGGTGTCGGGCGTATGGACGGGCGCGTATGCGGCGCTCGTCGTGGGGCAGGGCGACGCCACCGACATTCGCGCGAGCATCAGCATCAATCAGGAGACGGGCTCGCCGGCTGCGGTCCTGACGCGCACGACCTCGGCGGGCGTGACGACGACCACGACGCTCGCCTTCTCGACGTACACGACCACGGCGGCGCTGGCGACCGCGATCGGCTCGACGGCGGGCTTCACCTGCACGATCGGAAAGAACATTCGCACGGCGCAGCTGCGTCCGCGCGCGGCGGGCGACGTGGTGCTCGCCACCGTGACCCTGTTCGCCGCCGACACGCCGAGCGAGTACACCTACGACTACGACACGGGGCGCCTCATGATCGATCAGTCGTGGTGGGCGTACTGGCCGCTCGAGCGCGGGATCATGCCCGATGCCGTCAAGAGCGTGCTCGTGGAGTACACCGCCGGCTACGCGACCGTGCCCGACGACATCGAGCAAGCGTGCATCGAGATCGCGGCGATGATGTACCGCGACCGCCGCAGGGATGCCGGGCTCGCCTCCGAGAGCCTCGGCGACTACTCGTACACCCGCGCCAACCGCGCGGAGGTCGATGCGGTCATGGCGGGACTGCTCACGGACTGGCGGGAGATCGCATGAGCGTCGATTCCCTGATCGCCCAGTACGGGATCGCGGCGACTACCCAGCGCCCCACGACTACCCGCGATAGCACGGGGTCGATCATCAACACGTACACGAACAGCCTCACGACGCTGACGGTCTACCTGCAGCAGGGCGGCGGCTCGGAAACGGACGCCCTCGGCGCGCAGCGCAACACGCTATCGGCGGTAGGGTACGTGCCCGTAGGAAGCGCTATACAGCCGCAGGATCGGCTCTTCGTCGGGACCACCTTCTGGGACATCCAAGAGGTGCGGACGCCTGACGAGCGATCCACGGGCGACGGCGTGGCTCACATGCGCCTTTCCCTCACACGGACGCTGCCGCTCTAATGCCAGCGCGCTCGAATTTCAACTCTAACGCCATTAGGCGCAAGGCAGACGCGGCGATCGCGCGCGGCGTGCTGAACGTCATGCTCCGGCTGCAGAACGAGCTCCTCGTCAGCCTGTCGCAGCGGGGCACTGGACGAATCTATTCGATCAGCAAGTCGGGCGACAAGCGCGCGCAGGGGCTCTTCGAGCCCGGCTCGATGGAGGGCACGACCAAGGACATGCGTCTTGGCATCGGCCCGATCACCCCGGAGCAGTCCCGGCAGCTCGTGCGTAACCGCGCGAACATCGCCCGCTACCGCGGCTTTCGAGCCGACGCGGCGACCATCGACGCGCTCATGACCAAGAAACGCGGCGGGCGCTTCCGCAACCTTCGCGCAGCTGGCTTCCATCAGGCGTCCGCGATTGGCAGGCCTCCGGCCCCGGACACTGGCAACCTCCGCAAGACCACGCAGGGCCGCAACAGGCTTACGCGCCTGACGCGCTCAACGAAGGTCGGGTATCGGCTGTCAGTCGGCGCGAACTACGCAAAGCCGCTCGAGTACGGCACGCGCAAGATGGGCCCGCGCCCGTTCGTGCGCCCGTCGCTCGACAAGATCCGCCCGATCAGTGCGGGCGTGATCGGCAACTCCCTACGCTTGGCTGGGTTCAGGATGAAGCGATGAAGGACGTAGCAGCCGCCATCTACACCAAGCTCGGCAGCGTCACGACCGCGGGCTCGTTCCACGCCCTGCTGCAGGGGCGCTACTACCTCATGGAGGCGCCGCAGAACACCGCCTTCCCGCTCGCGGTCTACACGATCGACACGCCCGCCAACGACGACCATTTCGGCGGCTCGCGCATCATCCGCGGCGGGGTGTCCTTCGACATCTACTGCGAGGCGAAGCTCGGCGCCGCTGTGGCCATTGACATTGAGGAAGCGCTCTTCGTGCTGCTCGACCAGCAGACGCTCACGGTCGGCGGATCGACCTACGGGAGCGTCACCCTACAATGCCTCGCACGCGGGATGCCTGCGGCGTCCGATGAGTTCGTCGTCGTAAGTCCCGCCTTCAGCCTCTTCACCACAAGGATCGCCTAATGGCAG